CAGATCTTTCAAGAGATATCATTCTCAAAATGGTGGGTGAAATCACAACCTATATGCGTCCCATGGGTGACATAATCATTTCTGGTGGAGAAGCGTATAATTACTATGTCGACAAGGGTAGTCGTATTGTCACGAGTGATATCGATACAAAGTTCGTACCAAGAATGGTATATGATGCGAAATATTTTGGAAAACTTCAAGGTATGAAACTTTTATTGTGGAACAGACTTGGAGAAATATGTATCAAGTTTCAGGATGTCGTTCGTACACGATTATCCGCGAATTCAAAACTTGCATCCTTTATAGGATTCAACCCTTCTAATAAATACCCACTTGTCACGAGAAGGTATACACTCATAAAGAAAAAGAAAGAATCCACTGGGTCGACTATCACCGCGGGTGATGTCCTCATAGATGTTGAATTGTTCGCCCTTGACCTGAATATTCGATCCTTCTCTATCGATTCGGGTAAAATAGAAGAGCGTGTACTCGGTGGGTTTCTTGATATACCATTCATGCGTCCAGGTGAATTTGGATACGAGATCATAGATACGAAACGAATCGGTGTAACATATATGAATCAACAAAGTAAAAAACTCGTGACCGATAAGAACATATACATCGCAGGTAAGAAGTTTCTAGTCGATGACATTTACCTCATGCAAAAGCTCGGTCTTCGACCCGAAAAGAAGATCAAGGACAAGCAACGTATGCGTGGACTCGTGAAAATGATCACAGGGGACGCCAAAACATCGGATGGTATCGATAAACTGTTCAAGAGGGTTCAGTATACACGGTTTACACCCAGACGAACGTCTAAACTCGACGGTCGAGTGAACATGACAGAAGCGGGGAAAGTAAACCCAATGAAGTACGTGAAATATACAACAGAACCATCGATCGATTCATTGTCTAGAAAACTGTTATACGGTGTTAAAACGTCTTCTAATGATCTCAAAGTCACTGGATTTAGGCCTACAAATGGAAATATGCGAGTTAATCTCGATACATTGAAATGGGTCGAAAACAAAAACAATTCATACATCGGTAACCAATATTCATTGAGACCCACAAACACCAGGAACGTATCGAGTGATGTACTCAAAAATCCCCCATTGTATGGTTATAATCCTAAACGCGATGCATGGGTCTCTACAACAGTATTGAAACGTTCTGCCTTAATACCTGTCATTGGTTTAAAGAAATGAAAGACTATTGTAGTATAAACGATGTTCTATTCCACACCTGTCAAAAATGACGATGGTCTCTATGTTGTCAAGGCATACACTGATGAAAGGAAAAAGTATTTTGTACAGGTGAAAGGTAAGGCGACCCATGACGATGGGGAAGTCTCTTTCACTCTTGATGATGTCTCCAAAATCCAGAACATCGATGATGGGAATATCGAAGCCGCTAAATTGAATGCCAAAGAATGGTTCGGTAAACAAGTCAACGATCTTACCCTCGAACGATCCTACACCAGGAGTCTCGTAGATACCCAGGTCACCACGGATGTCATCAAGGCGACGAAGGTTTTTGATGCTACTAAGCAAGTTGTCGCAGTTGATACTCTCACACCAGGTTCGGAATGTACAGGACTTATCGAGTTTGCTGGATTGTGGTTCGCCAAGAAATCGTTCGGTCCAATCTGGAATATTGTCCAGGTCAAGGTTCATCCAGTCCCTGAAACCGAACCTGAGCCCGAGCCTGAGCCCGAGCCTGAACCCGAGCCCGAGCCTGAAGTCAAACCTGAAGATGATTACCCAGACGAATACGCAATCGAGGACGACCAGTAAAAAAAAATTGTAGACATATATAAAATGAAGAAGGCTTTCGCCATGCGTAATGTTGTCATGTTGGTCGCGATCGGTGCGGTCGTGTACCTTCTGTTCAACATGAACAAGACAACCTCTACCTACAGTATCCAGGAACGCATGTATGCCCCCGTTGAGGCGTCCCCCGAAAAGCTCGCGATGACGAAGGGTACGGGTCTCGCATCCTCTCTCCTCCCCCGTGAGGTTGCGTCCCAGGACGACTTCGGTGAGTTTGCCCCCGAAGATATTCTCAAGGGACAAAACTTCCTTGAACCCCGCCAGCAAGTTGGCATGCCCGAAACTGTTGGCGGTGCCCTCCGTAACGCGAACCAACAGATCCGAGCCGAACCCCCCGTCCCCAAAAATGTCTTCGTGTGGAACAACTCGACGATCACACCTGATATGATGCAGCGTGGTCTCTGTGCTTAAAGATTATATACTATAGAAAAATAAATGAGTGAAGTTACAACCGAATTAGCTGCGAACATTGCTAAGTTGGTTGATCTCTCTAAACAATTGAAAGAGGCTAGATCTGATATTAAGGTCTTAAGTCAGGCTGAGAAGCAACTCAAGGAATTTGTCAAGACAAATATGATGACACAGGGTATCGATACTATTAACCTCCGAAAGGGTGGAGCGGTTGTTATTCGTACATCGAATCGAAAATCAGGTATGACGAAGGATACTGTCAGAAATGGTCTAGATACATTTTTTGGTGGAAATGAAGCCCAAGTTGAGGGTGCAATGAATGCTATTCAAGATACTCTACAAACCAAGGAAACTGTCTCAATTGCCATCACAGGTATAAAGAAGACAGGCGACAAATAAATAAGTAATTGACTATGGTTTGGAGCCAATATGTATACGAAGCAACCGTCGATCTCGACTCCTATGGGAGTGGTGATGATGACGATGCTCATGAACACACTCCTCTGAATATTGAAGACTGGGAAGTTGAATATTCAGATGAACTCACATTTATGTGGAACACTATGAATACGTTGCTCTATGACGCACATCGTCAACACTCTGGGAAGTTTTGTGATTTTGTTGAATTTTGTTATGTGGAACACTGTGACTATACTGGATGTACGGATATTTTACACGAAGGTGAAGTGTATTATATATGGAAGAATCTCAGGAGGATTATCAACACCAATAGACTACACGAAGAAATGATGCGCGGTGCAACCTTCTATCATTTCAACGAGTTTGTAGAAAATTATATGTGTGTATATTAAACCAATATGCTGTCTGCGATCACTTCCCAGAAAGTTGCCATCCCCGCTGCCCTTTTTTTGACCCTAAGCCCAGGCGTTCTCCTCACCACGTCGGGACGCAATGTCAGATTCATGAACGGGAAAACTGGGCAAATGGCTGTCGCCTTCCACGGTCTCGTGTTCTTCCTGTTCTATTCGCTGATCGCCAAGGCTCTCGGTCTCGTCCTCACCAAGACCGATATCCTCGTGACCACCGCATTGTTCCTGGCTCTCAGCCCCGGTATGCTTCTGACACTCCCCCCCGGATCGGGTGGTGTATTCACGTCGGGGCAGACCAGTGTGCCCGCGGCCCTGACACACACGGTTGTTTTCGCTGTCGTGTTCGCGTTACTTCGCAAGCAATTTCCTACTTTCTATTAAATAGGAGAATGAAGTACCTCGTGCTCGGACCAGCATCGATGGGTATATATGCCTTTCTAGGGCGACTCAAATCCATGGGTAAGAGTATGGATACTGTACAGGAAATATCGGGTTCTTCCGCAGGTTCGATTCTAGCTCTCTTTTGGGCAACAGGTATGACAGTTGATGACATGTTAGATGTTTGTATGAATGTCGAAATCTCTGATTTTGTTAAATTAAATATCGGTACCTTCTTTAACAAATTTGGCTTTGTTGAAACGGAACCCATACGTAACAAACTTGTAGATATATGTGGGTGTGACCCAACATTTCGCGAACTAAAAAGAAAAATATATGTATCCGCATTTTGTTTGAATACATCGACGACTGAATATTTTTCAGTTGATACACACCCAGATATGAAAGTTATAGACGCCGTGTGTATGAGTATCGCTATACCGATGATCTTTGCATCTTCGGAATATAATGGACATACGTATGTCGATGGTGGAACCGTAGAAGAATACCCGATGAACCCATTTGTCGACAAGAAGCCTCACGAAGTTACCTGCGTTAAATTAGTTATGGATCATATTTATAAGGAAACATTGGATACTCCGAAGGATTTTTTGGAAGCTCTTATACGGTCAACATTGAGAAATAGGATACAATACGAGGAAAAATGTAATATGGTACTCGTGAATGTGGGTGACGCCGATATTTTCGACTTCAATATATCATACGAAGAAAAAATTAGACTCATGAACATTGGGTACATTCAGAAAAAATAATGTATATCAATATTAATATGGAGACGGTGTGTAATCCTTCTATTAATACTGAAAACTTGAAGAAGTTTCTGAAGATTAATACAGGTGTTGATATAAAACTTTCCAGGGAAGATCTATGTGATGCATATGCTCATATAGAGTCAGGTAAGCTCCCCCTCCCCCCGTTAATCCTTACACGTGACCGAACATATCTCATCGATAAAAGGTCACCCCTTTCACAACGTGATTACAGTATTTTCTTTTCGTCGAGCGTTTTACGTAAAGATCTTGTACGTATCGCACGGAAAGTGGACATCAAGAAAATTGATAATCTGACGAAGGATGGGTTGATTGAAGGAATTGGTAATCGTCTATCCACTATGGGTATACGAGAACCTATACAAGTCGGGAAAAAACGACTTTCTCCAATTCAACGCGTTGTTGATGAACCCATGAATACTATTAATCAGTTGAATGTGAATGTGAACAATCAATCGAATGTGAATGTGAATAATCGATCGAATGTGAACGTGAACAACCAATCGAATGTGAACACGAACAACCAATCGAATGTGAACGCGAACACTGCCACGAGGAAGCCCACTTTTCCAGAGGACCTCTTTAAAAATACAAAGGCTCCTCAGTTCATAACCAAAGAAAGGAAACCGAGTATTTATTTCAAGTCAACTCCACAATTTATTTTAAACGCGAGAAAGAAAACCGTTATAAATTACAATCAAAGACGTGACATTGTTAAAAATTTAAAAGTAAATTTTACTTCACCACCCAACAATTCGCGAAATCTTTTAAATTTTATAACACAGAAAAATACAAATAATAAGGAGAAAGTAAATAAAAAGAAAGAGAAAGAAGAGAAACGTAATGCGGATGATCAAGAGAAACGCTTGGTGAAAGAAGAAGAAAATCGTCTCATGAAAGAAGAAATAAATCGTCTCGCGAAAGAGGAAACCAATCAACTTAAACAGAAAGAAAATACTGAGAAAGAAGAAACAAATAAAAGACGAAATGAAAATACTCGTCGAAATGAAATCAGTAACGCTAAGGAAAAACAAATTAATAACACTACAAAAGTAAATGTTATAAATGGTATCAAATCAAATAATATCAATAAAGGTCTTCAAGAAAGAGAAATCAAACGTATACAATCCGTTGAAAATTCGAAACGTACTATACAAGAAACAAAAGAAAAGGAACGTATTGAAAATAAAAAAAAAGAAGAACGTCGAGTGGGAGAACGTAACAAACAACTCAGATCCAATAAGAGAAAGGAAGAAGAAAGAATCGAGAGGGAGCGTAAACAAAATCTGAATAACAAGAAGAAGGAAGATGTAAAAGCTGAGAGAGATCGTAAAGAACGCCTCAATAACAAGAAGAAGGAAGAAGAAATAATCAAGAAGGAGCGTACAGAAAGTCTCAATAAGAAGAAGAGGGAAGAAGAAAGAATCAATAAGGAGCGTACAGAAAGTCTCAATAACAAGAAGAGGGAAGAAGAAAGAATCAATAAGGAGCGTACAGAAAGTCTCAATAACAAGAAGAAGGAAGATATAAGGGTTGAGAGAGATCGTAAAGAACGCCTCAATAACAAGAAGAAGGAAGATATAAGGGTTGAGAGAGATCGTAAAGAACGCCTCAATAACAAGAAGAAGGAAGATATAAGGGTTGAGAGAGAGCGTACAGCTAGAGATAAATATAGGCGACAATTTGATACCGAAACGAGAAAAAAGCTAGAGAAAGAAGACAAACGTAAAGAAAAACTAGAAGATCAGGAACGTGCGAATCGGGAAAAAGAAGCGGATCGACGACAGAAGATTGAATCAGAAGAGCGTAAAAAACAAGAAAAGGAAGAAATAAGCCGTCAAAAGATTGAAT